CAATTCCAGTGTTTATCGATGTAAAAACAGGAAAAATTTTAATCGACATGTTGCCAAAAGAATTAAAAGAAGAATATGAAATCTACAACAACAAGTAAAGCTAAAACATTTACTATCTTTGACTTCCTTAAGGCAATCATTGATACTAAACCGTCTTGGGATTCATTCAATCCTGAACAGCAAAAACAATTTAATGGATACATGATTAATAAATTTTTAAGCATGAATCCTAAGTACATTGACATTGTCAATTATGTTCAAGGATTGAATATTAAAGATAATAAACGAATGTATGAGGTATATTGTTGGATGATTCCTAAATCAAAAAACACTTATTCACCATTTATTAAATCTACTAATAAAAAATCATCTCCTGAGGCAGCTCAACATATAGCAGAATATTTTAAATGTTCAACAGTTGAAGCTGAAGAATATATTTCATTAACTGATAAAGTATGGTTAGAAAATATTTTAGTGACTAAGGGAGTAGACGAAAAACAAGTTAAAAAATTAATAAAATGATACCTAAATTAAAAGTTGAAAATGGTGAATTGTTGATTGATGGAGATTTCAAGTTTGAACTGTCACCAACTATATATTCTGAAGAAAATTTAATTCCATATAAGAAAATTACATTTGATTGGTGTGTTGAAATTTCGCAAGCTGAAATGTTAGTTTATGGTGAAGAAAGAATATATGAAATGTTTGCTGAAAAATTAAAACAAGATTTTAAAAAATTACTTAAAAATGGCTAAAGAAGAAAAAGAATACGCTGAACTATCAGTTATAGCTCAACTAGAAGAAGAATATCCAACCATTGCAAATGGATACAAGAAAATCATTAGAGAACAGTATGAACTGTTTGCTAAAAAACATCTTGACTATGGAATGACTAATGTAGCAGCAGGCACTCAACTAGCAAATGATGAAGAAAAACAATTTGCTTTAACAGGTCTGTTTTTCAGACTAAATGATAAAGTGAGTAGATGGAAAAATCTCATCATGACTAAACAAGTTGCCAAAAATGAAGCGTTAACAGACACTTATCAAGACATCACTAACTATGGCATCATAGCACAGTTAGTAGAGAGAGGATTGTGGAAAAAATAATATGAAAAAAATTCCTTCTATCATAAAGAAAATACAGGACTTTAAACCAGTGGCTGTTGACTATGTTTTTCAAAAGAGCATATCTTACTCACAACTGTCAATGTATTTGTCTTGTCCTAAAAAATGGGCTTTACAGTATAGGGATGGACATAAGGTGCCTAGTTTTTCTATAAACATGACTTTTGGAACTGCAGTGCATGAAACACTACAAAACTACTTGTCTGTGATGTACAATGAAAGTGGAGTAAATGCAGATGCCATAAACATAGAAGAATACTTCGAAGAAAGATTTAGAGAAAATTATGCTAAGGGATATAAAGACAACAAAAATGTTCACTTCAGCAGTCCAAAAGAAATGAGAGAGTTTTATGATGATGGTTTAGCTATACTAGACTTCATTAAAAAGAAACGTAGTGAGTATTTTACTTTAAGAAATTGGCATTTAGTAGGTATTGAAACACCTATAGTTATAGCGCCAGATAAACGCTATAAAAACGTTTTATTCAACGGATTTATTGACCTTGTATTATATCATGAGCCTACGAACGAATTTTACATATATGATATTAAAACCAGTACTCGTGGGTGGGGTAATAAGGAAAAGAAAGATGAAATTAAACAATTCCAAGTCATATTGTACAAGCATTTTTTTAGTGAGCAATTTGGAGTGCCTGAAGACAACATACATGTTGAATTTTTTATTTTAAAACGTAAAATATGGGAACAAAGTGATTTTCCTCAAAAACGTATTCAGCAGTTTGCTCCTACCGCTGGTAAAATTAAAATGAAAAAAGCAAAAGTAGCACTAAATAAATTTATTGAAGACATATTTAATACAGATGGTACTTTTAAAACTACAGATCATCAAGCAACACCAAACAAGTCAAGTTGTCTTTACTGTCCATATAAAGACAAAAAAGAGTTATGTGATAAGGCGTCTTCTTAATATCTGTATATATTTATATACAAATACACAGTTATGGAAAGTAAAGAACAACTCACATCAGTCAAAGTTGACAAAGAACTATTTGACGTCTTTAAATTAGAGTGTGTTAGGAGAAAATTTTCATTAAATAAGCTTGTCAATCGGGCAATGGATTTATATCTTAACTCAGAAGAATTTAGAAAACAAGTTACCAATCACAACAAATAAATCAAAAAACAAGTTATATGAATTCAAATTTTGCTTATTTACCTCAAAATGAGAGGAAAAAAATCTTATTAATTTGCGATGATATTCGAGTACATTCAGGAGTAGCTACAGTTGCTCGTGAAATGGTACTTAATACCGCCCAACACTTTAATTGGATACAAATAGCAGGTGCAATTAATCATCCTGATAAAGGTAAAAAATTAGACTTATCACCAGACACTAATACCAACACAGGTTTAACAGACTCATCTGTTATGATCTATCCAGTAGATGGATATGGTGATCCAAATTTTATTCGTCAATTAATTAGAGTTGAAAAACCAGACGCAATCTTTTTAATTACTGATCCAAGATATTTTATGTGGTTGTTTCAAATTGAAAATGAAATTCGTAGAAAAATGCCTATTGTTTACTTAAACATTTGGGACGACTATCCAGCTCCAATGTACAATAGACCATACTATGAAGCATGTGATGCTTTGTTAGGAATTTCTAAACAAACTGTTAACATTAACAAGTTGGTGTTAGGTGATAAAGCAAAAAATAAGCTCATCGAATATGTACCTCATGGTCTAAACCACGATTTATTTAAGCCTATTGCTAAAAATTCATCTGAACATTCTGAGTTTGAAAAATTCAAACAGCAGATATTTAAAGGAAAAGAATATGATTTTGTATTGTTTTTTAACTCAAGAAACATTCGTAGAAAACAAATTCCAGACACACTTTTAGCTTATAAGTATTTTGTTGACACTTTATCTGAAGAAAAAGCAAAACGTTGTGCATTCTTACTTCACACAGACATTGTTGATGACAATGGAACAGATTTAGCAGCAGTTAAAGAATATTTCTTTGATGATGAAAAATACAACATCATATTTGTACCTGAAAAACTTCCTCCAGCTCAAATGAATTTTTTATATAACATGACTGATGCTCAAATATTACTAACAAGTAATGAAGGTTGGGGATTGGCATTAACTGAAGCAATGTTAGTAGGAAATCCAATTATTGCTAATGTAACTGGTGGAATGCAAGATCAAATGCGATTTGTTAAAAATGGTAAATGGGTAGAATTTGATGCTGATTTTCCTTCAAACAACACAGGTACTCTTAAAGAACATGGTGAATGGGCACTTCCAGTTTATCCAACTAATCGTTCAATTCAAGGTTCACCTGTTACACCTTACATTTGGGATGACAGATGTAGACCAGAAGACGCAGCTGAACAAATTAAAGCAGTTTACTCTTTAAGTAAAGAAGAACGTAAAGCAAAAGGTTTGAAAGGTAGAGAATGGGCTTTAAGTGATGAAGCAGGATTCACATCTGAAAAGATGGGCAAACGAATTATAGAGACTTTAGATAATCTCTTTAAAACTTGGAAACCTAGAAAAAGATTTGAACTTATCAATACCAAAAATGTAGAAAAAAGAGTTTTAAATCATAAATTATTATATTAAAATGAGTAAAAATACTTGCGTTATATACGCACCAATTGATACGCTAAGTGGCTATGGATCTCGTTCTCGCGATACAGTAAAATCAATCATTCAACTTAAAAAAGATGAATGGGACATTAAAATCATTCCATGCGCTTGGGGAAACACACCTACAGGCTTCATTGAAGAAAATCCTGAGTGGAAATTCTTAGAACCTCACTTTATCACAGGTCAACTTACATCTCAACCAGATATTTTTATTTGGATTACAGTTCCAAATGAATTTCAAAAAGTTGGTAAATACAACATTGGAATTACAGCTGGTTTAGAAACAACTATTGTACCGGGTGATTGGATTGAGGGGTGTAACAAAGTAGATTTAGTACTTGTTTCATCTGAACATTCTAAAAAAGCATTTTTAGATTCTAAGTATCAAAAAGTAAATGAACAAACTAAACAAGTTGAAGGTGTTGTAGAATTAAAAGTTCCTATTGAAGTTATTTTTGAAGGAATTTCTTTGGAAGTCTATCAACCTATAGAATGGATTGATTAATGTATCTTTAATTTATCCTTACATATTTATAACCGATAAAATGGGCCGTCTAAAAAAATATCAAACATTAGAAGAAAAAAACGCTGTTAAAAAACAACGCGCCAAGGAATTTTATTGGAAAAATAAAGAAAAATGTGATGGGAAATCAAAAGAACGTTACCGTAGGAATATACAAAATAGTAAGTCCTAGTGGAAAAACATATATTGGACAAAGTAAAGATATAGAAAGAAGACATAATCAATATAAATTATTACATTGTGAAAAACAACCAAGACTATATAATTCACTTAAAAAATATGGTTGGGGAAAACACATATGTGAAGTTATTGAAGAATGTAGATTTGAACAACTGGATGAACGTGAAACATTTTACAAACAACAGTTTATAAATGAATTTGGATGGTTAAAAGCCTTATTTTGTGGTTTATATGATACTGGGAATGGGCCTAAAACTAAAGAAACATGTAGAAAAATATCTAAGGCTAAAAAAGGAAAACCTGTAAGTGAATCTAGAAAAGAAAAAATGAGGAAACCATTTACTGATGAACATAAAAAAGTCCTTAAAGAAGGAATTATAAAAGCAAGAGGGAAAAAAGTACTCCAATATGATTTAGAAGGAAACTTTATTAAAGAATGGCCTAGCGCTTCAACAGCAGAAAAAACACTAAATACTAATAAATTAAGTAGCAATATATCTGCTTGTGCTAATGGAAAACAAAAAACATCTTACAGTTATATTTGGAAATACAAAAAAATTAATTATATTAAATAAAAATAAAATTTATGAAACAAGTAAAAAAATCTGAAAGTATTATATATCAAAAACTACAAGAAATTCCTGAAGAGTTTTGCTTTTTATTCACAGGAACATGGCTTCAAGGTGATTTAGGAGAAGATCGTAAAAACGTAGGCTTATTAATTAAAGCGTTTTTTGAGACTTTTAAAG